TGTGACGTATTTTATAGTGCTATCAGCAATTAGCATCGTTATCGCCTGCCTGTTATTGGCAGCGGTCGCCGGATGGATTAATTTTATCAAGGGAGAAAACAATGACTGACGAACAACTAGCTGGCATTTTAAAACAGAAAAAATACGCGACATTTGCCAAGGACCAATTAAAGCCTCGGCCAAGTGCGACGGACGCCTTCGATGAGGCGCTTAAAATCGTCACACAGGAGCGCGGCAAGAAATACGGCACTAGCACTAGCAGAAACTTCAAGATGGCCGCTGACGGCTTCGCTCTGGTCGCTGAATGCCATGATCCTGAGTTACGTTACGCCCTGTCAATGATTTGGGCGAAAATGGCTAGATTAATTTGCGGCAATCCAGAGCATGAGGATAGCTGGCTGGATATAGCAGGCTACGCCCGGACGGCCTGTATGGTGATCGACGAGAGGCAAGACGATGGCCGGTAAAAGTTGAAATGATGGAGCTAATCATCACAGTGATTCGCATTTTGCTGGGGGCGCTATGAATGACTTGGGTTAATTGGGTGATTTTCATTATGATCCTGTTGTTCTTTGTGATTGTCACTGCTGTAGTGACAGTCTGTATTTGTCAGTGGTTGATGAAGGATATGAATGAATGACTTTTACAACACTGATTATCGTTGTCGGTATTGGTTTGGGGGCGGTCAAAGTAACGATCAACTTCGAGGACGCTTCTGAATGCTTTGCAGCAATAGATAATTTACACGCTGAGTTTTTTCGTAAGATTGACCGGGGATTGACAATGCAGTCTGTGAAGACTTCATGTGCGCTTACAAAACAACCAGCCCCCCAATAACAGCCGCCCCTACAAATGCACGAGCAGCTTCTTCGATTTGGAGCTTGTAAGCGTAGGCGATCTGAAGCTGCAATAAAAAATATATCGGCCAACCGATTGAAAGGTCAGATCGGCCAAGTATCCACAATGCTAGCATGTATATGATGATCACTGCACCAGGTAGTCCGTATCGAATCATCATACCGTTTGTATCGCTCCAGCCTTCGCAACCAAACTTTTTATTGCTTGCAATAATTGACCAGGAAGCAATTGCGGCAGGCGGTAATGCTAAGAGCGGATCACCTAAACCGACATAGGCCGCAGCATAAGCCAGGACCATACCCAGGCCGCTCCAAATATGGACCTTGCGGCCATCAAAAATTTTATTGGAGCCATCGGCCCAACGCCACCACATTGCTGCAATAAGTAATACTGTGTTCATTTGGCTACTCCCTTGATTTTCTCGTAAGACCTCATCCCTGCAATTCCAAGCATACCCATCATGATGGACATCAGTGCCTTCATATCAAATTCAATGATAGGAGGTGTAAAATCTAAATAGATAGCCGCCACCATCAAAAGCGGCATGATTAGAAAGTGCATAGCAAATGCAAGGGCGCACACCCAACCCACGCATGGCCTCCAACCTGAAACGAAAATTGAGCGGTGACCAGCTTCGACAGCATTGACCTTCATCTGAGCAATATCCGCAGCCAGCAAATCCTTCCGCAACTCATTCTCCATTTTTAGCTTGAGCGCCGGATCAGGTATGAATTTATCAATGACCTTGAGGCCCGCTGCTACGGCTTCACCTATTCCAAACATCAGATATTCTCCTCAAAATGTGGTCCGTCAAAAAATTTTTCATGTGGATCGCGGTCAACTCTCACACCGTCCTGGTCCCAATCGCCACCCCATCTGAGGCTGATCTCCAGAGTGGTGGCAACGGTCAGCACTAATCTTGAGAAAGCTCCGAACTCGTCTTTGTTATTCCAGTGGATATGAGGTCTTTTGTCATGATACGGAGCAGCGTCAACTGCATTGCTTGGGCTGCTATTATGTTTTGAGTTGGGCCACCGGACTTGGGACTTGCGGGTGTCATATAAATAATTTTGTCTAACAAGTGTGCGGTGGCCTTCAATTATTGTGCAGTCTTTAATGGTAGTGCTGGTGAGCGGGTCCGTCCAGGGGAGGAGGTTGATCACCTCAAACATCACCTCTTGAATATTAGGATTGCAAGTGTTTAAACGCTCCCGTGATGCTGAACCAAACTGGACCATCAAATCTCTTGGCCTTTCGATTGAGGAATATTATGATGTTTATGTGTAATCATAATTATTCGCCGCCTGGTTTTCCGTTTGTGTCCACCAACGTCTTTTCTACATCTTCAATCGTGGCACTGAGAGCCGCGTCATAGGCCGTTAAAATCGCATACATCTTGGAGTTCTGATCCGAGTAGATTACCGATGCAACATTATTCTCAATCGCCCTAACCAAAATGCCCACTACGCGCTGATGCCACTTATTAAAGTTATCAATGAATGCACTTGGTATCCCTTCTCGCCTTGCGTCTGCAAGATAGTCTGTAACCGTTTCGTTGAGGTTGTGAGACAACAAAGCGTGCATTGCAGGGTCCGACAATTCATTGAAGTCTGTGGCCTTAACCAGTTTTTTTAGACTGTCTTGGAAAGCAGCAAACTTAATCGTTAGGAATTTCTTAGCCGTTGCTGTCACATCCAATTGTGGAATCACGAGTTGCAGCCAAGTATCTGCATGAGTAAAAAGCGAATGATTCAATAGAACCGTTCGGTTGATCTCACCTGATGCTAATTCCTGCCGCTCAAGATGGTCTTGTACCAGCAGGACGCACATTGGGCTGAAACCTGTAATGGCTGCTACTACAATCATTGCAATATTTTTTGTCAAAGTCATTACTTACAACCTCCCGCGATACTGAACCATCAAATCTCTTGGCCTTTCGGGTTTGGTGAAATATTTTCCCAAGCTCGGCCAATATTGGTGATGCAAGCCTGACCAGTGCTATCCTTTTCTGCGTTGATCACCACAAACTGTCCATCACCCAACTTCCAAATAGCAATTGCATAACCAGCACTGGCTACCCCATGACCCATTAAAGTTGCATTTGCTTCAGCTAAAAAAACCTTCATGTCAGCATTGTCACCACAGATCATGTTGACCAGCACATTCCCCACGATTAATTCAGACAGGGCTGGCGATGACCAGAGGATAATTGCGGCAGCAAGGAGAAATGATTTAAGCAATTTATTTATCATCCTCTCTGCGGATTTCCCGCAGGATCATCTTCACATCCTCCTTGATCTCCTTAGCAGTATCTGCTTGCTGACGTTGCCTTTCTTTGATAACGGCAACATCTGTCAGCACCTGTTGGATAGTTGTTTGATTGGACTTAACCGTCTTAACGATCTTCAGTTGCTCTTTCTCCCCAGCGGCGACATCGTTTTCAAGGTTCGCCCAACCAGCAATTCCGGCGCTGACGATCAGTGCCAAAGGCAAAAATTGTAAGTATTTTTTAGGCCCAGGTTCTAGAATTTGGAAGTTTCGGCAATTGTTCTCGGGGCATGTAGCAGTCATGGTTTATTCCTCTGGTTTTGGAAATTTGGCTTTGACTGATGTCCATTGTCCGATAACTCCATCAAGATCAGAAGGCAGATCAAACACTGGATCAAGCGCAGACTTGAGGCCATTTAAGCTATCTGCTGTTAGCTGAATAGCCCCCGGCGTCACAACATCAGGATCGCCTTCGACAGCCGCAGGGGTGACAACGTCAGGTAATTGTTCAATCGTCAGACCATCAACAGCGTCAGCCACTGCGCTTTGCTTCATGCGAATGGAGGTAGCCCATTTGAGAATAGCGTCAGCTTGGTCGCCCATCGGAATATTTTTATCGTAATCCCGTTTGCGTAAATCACGATGGTTATAAAGGTCATCACCAGGAACTGGGTCTTGAGGGGGAGGTAAAGCTGGCCCAATACGATTTTCACGTTGCCAACTGCCATCAACATATTCCAGTGGCCCCCAGCCTAAATTTCGTGGGCCTTCACCAACAACAGGCTCTAAAACCCGTTGGATGAAGTAGACGCCGCCGTCTTCATCATGGATTGGGTCGCCCACTTTAACATTAGTAGACCAACCGCCATCGGGGCGTTTTACTTTACTTAAATTCTTATGCTCGCTGATTTTATCGTGAGCTTCGTTTTCGATTATGTACATTTATCTTGCCCTTCCTTGGCTAGTTGAACCATCACCCGGTCCTTGAATTGGAGTTCCCCATACTGCATAATTTAAGGTTGATCCACTGCCGTTTACATCATCAGTGTTTGACCGCAATTTGTAACCGTTACTCAGCAAGTCACAGACAATTGTGGTCCCTTCGGCATTATACACATCGAAATAAAGAACTTGATTTGCTACATTGCCGTCCTCTCTTGCTGAGTGGATCAAGTTCCATGAGGCCGTGCCAGCAGAAGATCGCTTGGTGAACATTGTTATAGGCGAGATACCCACATTATTCACTGGCCCATCTGTATCGGCGTTTCCGATTATCGACCCAAAGGCGGAATACCCATCTACACCATGCCAACAGTATGCGATATACTCTACTGCGCCAAAAACAACATTACCCAAATCAAGAAGTGTAGCATCGGCATCCAGACCTCCTGCGCTTGAAACAAAAATTGCGTTACTATCCATGTACATATAGCCGTCACCCAAGTCTTGAGGCCAGTTAGCGACTGAGTTCCAAGCCGCTGCTTGTTTATCTGTAATGATAAACTCAGGGGCGCTATCAAGACCATGCCCTGCTATACCTTCTGCGGGGGCAGTTATGTCTTTTACAATGGAGAACCCCGCAACAGTATTGGCACTAACTGTTACAGTGTCGGTGCCTTCTGAATTAGATGCGCCACCGGCTGCACCGGCTTTCCAGAACTCTACAACATAATTAGTATTAGAGAGCGTCGAGCCAAGCGTCAAAGTTGTCCCTGATACGGAGAACACATTGCTGTCACTGGTCGGAGCATCACCACCACTTTCCCATTCCCTGTGAGTTGAATATCCGACAAGACCATCTGCGATATACCAGCGTTGTGAATTGTCTCTGTCCTTAGCAATAATGAGGGTGTCGTACACGTCCATATCCCAATTACATGTGACGTTTGTGCTAGAGCCATCATGGGCGACAAGCTCTACTTGGTGATGCTCAGTCGGGTCAGGGATTGCAGGGGTAGGCATTGTATGAGTGCCGATATTCTTTAGGCCAGTCGGCTTAGTCATGTTGAAATCTTCGTCTGCTGTTAGCAAATCCCATGTGCAAACAGAGGCGCTACCATGCGA